TCGGATGGGATTCCAGGCAAGCGAACGAACATACGCAAAGGAATTGTAATGCCACTATTCACGACTATTGGTGGAGCCATTCTCGGTACTTCCGGTGCAATTGCAGCCGGCGCGGGAACCGCAGCAGGTGCAGCAGCAGCAGCAACAGCGGCAACTGTCGGCGCGGCAGCAGTTGGAGCCGGCGCAGCAGCGGCTGGTGTTGGCATTTCAGCAGCAGCCGCAATGCAGGGTCAAGCGGCTCAACAGGACGCAATGCGTCAGCAGAAGAAGGCGCAAAGCCAAGCGACACGTGCAGCAGCATCACAGCAGCGTCAATCCGAGATGGCAATCAACGCTGCCAACCGCCGCTCACCTGATGTCAGCAGCATCATGGCTGGCGCATCAAAGGCAAGTGGTGTGTCAGGAACAATGCTTACCGGGCCGGCAGGTGTTGACCCGAACTCGCTCGCGCTTGGACGCAGTTCGCTGTTAGGTGGATAAACATGAGTCAATACACTGGCGACAACAACTCGTACGAAAACGCTCCAACACGCGACAGGCTGTTTACGCGGTGGGGTCAACTCAAGTCTGAACGTGCGTCTTGGTGGGCGCACTATCAGGAGTTGACAACCTTCATCCTCCCTCGCAATGGTCGATACTTCACGCAAGACCGCGACAAGGGACACCGCCGGCACAACGCCATCTACGACAACACAGGGACTCGCGCCCTACGAACTCTCGGTGCAGGGATGATGGCTGGTGCAACTTCGCCGGCGCGGCCGTGGTTTCGACTCGGAACCGCCGACCCTGAGTTGAATTCATACCAGCCAGTTAAACTGTGGCTTGATGATGTCACGAAGCGCATGCAGTTGGTCTTTCAACGATCCAACACCTATCGCGCACTACACGGAATGTACGAGGAACTTGGGACATTTGGTACGGCCGCCTCGATTGTGCTGCCGGACTTCACTAATGTCATCCACCAGTACCCCGTGACTTGCGGCGAGTATTGCATTGCCACGGACTATCAGGGTCGCGTTTGCACCCTGTACCGAGAATTTGAAAAGACCGTCAGCGAACTCGTCAAAGAGTTTGGCTACAAGAACTGCTCGACAAGTGTGCAGAACCAATTCGACAGGGGTTCCCTTGACCAATGGATCACCATTATTCATGCGATTGAACCTCGCGCTGACCGCGATCATTCAAAGCGCGACAACAAGAATATGCCGTGGGGTAGTTGGTACTTCGAAGTTGGAGGAGAACCAAACAAGTTCTTGTCCGAAAGTGGATTTGCTCAGTTCCCATGCCTTGTGCCTCGCTGGTCAACCGTTGGGGGTGATATCTACGGGAACTCGCCTGGCATGGAAGCATTGGGTGACATCAAGCAACTGCAACACGAACAACTACGCAAGGCGCAGGTCATCGACTACCAGACGAAACCGCCGCTGCAAGTCCCGGCGAACATGAAGAACCGCGACGTTGAGATGCTGCCCGGTGGTATCACGTTTGTCGATGGTGTCAACTCAGGGATCAAGACCGCGTTTGAGGTCAACCTGAACCTGCAACACCTGCTTGGTGACATTCAAGATGTGCGCGAGCGTGTGCGCGGGTCGTTCTACGCCGACCTGTTCCTGATGCTTGCCAACGCCACCGACACCCGCATGACGGCGACCGAGGTGGCAGAGCGGCATGAGGAGAAACTGCTGATGCTTGGCCCTGTGCTTGAGCGTCTGCACAACGAACTCCTTGACCCGCTCATTGACATCACCTTCACTCGCATGGTTGCAGCCGGCATTGTCCCGCCAGCACCACCCGAACTGCAAGGAATGGACTTGAGCGTTGAATTTGTGTCAATGCTTGCCCAGGCTCAACGCGCCATCGGAACCAACAGCGTTGACAGATTTGTTGGGAACCTTGGTCAAGTCGCCACCTTCAAGCCTGATGTGCTTGACAAGTTTGACGCTGACCAGTGGGTTGACGCGTACTCCGACATGCTCGGCGTTGACCCAAGTCTGATCGTTGCTGACAAGCAGGTGGCACTGATTCGCGACGCACGGAACAAGGCGATGGCTGCAAAGGAGCAGGTCGCAGTGATGCAGCAAGAGAGTCAGACCGCTAAGAATCTTGCACAGGCTCCGACTGGTGGTGGTCAGAACGCGCTGATGGATGTGATGAACCAATTCTCAGGGTACGGATCACCGTCACCTTCTCAGGTGTAGTACCCGTATTGTGAATAACGCTCGCTAAATTTATCCAATGAGCAACTATGACCCGCTCGACATTCGTGGACAGGAGCGCACGAAAGCAGAACGCGATCTGCGCGACAAACTGTCCAAGGAAATCGAGGAATCGGATATCAAGTGGTTGATGAGTAGCAAGCGAGGTCGCCGATTCTTGTGGCGACATCTCGATCAGGCTGGAGTATTTAGGCTTAGTTTCAACACCAATGCAATGGCAATGGCCTTTGCAGAAGGAAACCGGAACTTTGGACTGCGTACCCTCGACATGATCCACTCGCTTTGCCCGGAATTGTACCCAACGATGGTGAAGGAACACAATGGCAGACACACTGACAACGACAACAGCAACAACCAATGACACTGCTGTCGCTGACGCTGCACCCAAGAGCGATGTAAGCATTGCTGACGCGCTCTACGGTGGCAAGGCAACTGAAGGACAGGAACAGCAAGTTGCGGATGCAACCAAGGCTGTCGAACCCGACGCAACAAAGGTTGACGCTCCACAGGGCGCACCCGAAAAGTACGAATTCAAAGCCTCAGAAGGCAAAGCATTCGACGCAGAAGTGCTAACCGCATTCGCTGAAGTTGCAAAGGAATTGAACCTGACCCAAGATGCTGCACAGAAGGTACTTGACCGCATGGCTCCAAAGATGGAGGCGCGTCAAGCCCAGCAGATCGAGACCCTCCGCACACAATGGGCGGACAGTTCAAAGGTCGACAAGGAGTTTGGTGGAGAAAAACTCTCCGAGAACCTGTCAACCGCGAAGAAAGCACTCGACCAGTTCGGGACACCTGAACTTCGATCGCTACTGAACGAATCCGGTCTTGGAAATCACCCGGAGTTCATCCGGTTTATGTTCCGAGCGGGTAAGTCAATTTCCGAAGACCGCTACGTTGGACAGGCAAACGGTGCAGCCCCATCACAGGGACGGCCGCGAGACTTCGCCAGCCAAGCAGCCTTCCTTTATCCTAAACAGTCCTAATTCATAAGGAAACACTCTCATGGCAGTAATCGCAAACAGTAACTCAAATTTGACTCTTGCCGACTGGGCAAAGCGCACCGATCCGGATGGACGCGTCGCACTCGTGGCTGAACTCCTCTCGCAATCCAACGAGATCCTCGAAGACTGCGTGTACAAGGAAGGCAATCTGCCAACCGGCGACCGCGTTGTCATTCGTACGGGTCTTCCAACCGCGTACTGGCGTTCCCTCAACCAAGGCATCCCAAACAGCAAGTCATCGACCGCACAGGTTGACGAAGCATGCGGCATGCTTGAGGCTCGTTCCGAAGTTGACAAAGATCTTGCAATGCTCAACGGCAACACGGCTCAGTTCCGTTTGTCCGAAGACACCGCGTTCCTTGAGGCGATGAATCAGACCCAAGCGCAAACTATGTTCTACGGCAACCCTGCCACCGACCCAAAGCAGTTCCTTGGTCTTGCCACTCGTTACTCGTCCACCTCGGCTGGCAACGGAACGAACATCATCCCTGGTGGTGCATCGTCCGGCGCACTCAACACCTCGGTGTACCTCGTTGTGTGGGGCGACAACACCGTGTACTGCCCGTTCCCTAAGGGTTCCAAGGCAGGACTTCTTCACGAAGACCTCGGCGAGCAGACTGTGTATGACGGTGCAAACCGCATGCAAGCCTACGCAACCCGCTACCAGTGGAAGAGCGGTCTTGTTGTGAAGGACTGGCGTTACGTTGTCCGCATTCCAAACCTGTTGGTTGCTGACATTGTTGCCGGCACTGGTACGCAAGCAGCCAGCACTGGTACTCAACTGATCAAGTTGATGATGCGCGCTATGTACAAGATCCCGAACCTTGATTCGGGTCGTGCAGCGTTCTACATGAACCGTACCGTTCACAGCGGTTTGGCAGTTCAGTCCCTCGACCGTTCACAGGCTGCGTTGGCCGTTCAGCCAGCACTGTCGCAGTTCGGTACTGCTCGTAATTACCTGTCGTTCCAAGGTATTCCGATCCGTCGCGTTGACTGCCTGTTGAACACCGAAGCCGTTGTCTCCTAAATTTACTTCCTAGAAAGGAATTACCAAAATGATGATTGATCAACTTTCAGTTGTTGCAGGAACAGTTCCCGCAACTGGTTCGATGACCGGACTCGCACTCGCGACCACTGCGGCTGCAACCGCCGTGTCAACCGATGCGATTGACTTGGGTATTGCTCGCGATATCGGTGAAGGTGAAGACTTGTTTTTCATGATCCACGTTGTCGCTGCTGTTACTGGTGCTACCTCGGTGCAGTGGGATGCGATTTACGCAACCGACACTGCATTGACCACTGGCGTTATTGTTGGCGGATCAACCGGAGCAATTCCAATTGCTGCGCTCACCGTTGGTTCGGTACACACAATTACTCTTAACCCAATTCTTCGATACAACGCAACCACGGAATCGTCCAAGGCTGCTCGGTATCTTGGATTGCGCTACATCGTCATTGGAACGGCATCTGCTGGTTCCTACTGTGGCTACATCACTAAGGACGTTCAGGACGGCAAGAAGTTCTACGCCTCCGGATTCACCGTTGCGTAATTAGGAACCAACCATGCCAATGTATCGCGCCAAAGTTAAGTGCTACATCGACAATTCCGTCCGCGAGGAAGGTGATGTCTTTGAGTACAACGGAGATTCAAATGACTGTGTCGAACTGGTAACAGGCACAGGCAACGGCGAACCTACGGTTGATGCTTCCGGAAGGAAGTGGAAAGCCAAGGGCAAGCGTAAGTCTTCGGATGATGAAGCGGACGTTGACGAGGGTTGATCCTTTGATTTGATTTGCCGCATGGGGGGAGTCGCTGGGAAACCACGGCTCCCCCTTGTTTCTAGGAGGTTTCTATGGCATCGGAAGTTGACATCTGCAACCTTGCTCTATCACACATCGGGGATGAGGCGACAGTCTCAAGCATTGACCCGCCTGAAGCATCGTTTCAGGCAGGTTTGTGCGCCCGGTTCTACCCCATTGCTCGCGACTCACTCCTGCAAATGCACAACTGGAACTTCGGTTCCAAGCGTGTCAATCTTGCACAGGTGACCAACGTGTGGCCGGAATGGGAGTATGCATACGCAGTGCCTGGTGATTGCGTGACCATTGTCAGTGTGCTGCCTCCTGACGCTGCCAACGACTACGCAACGCAGTTCGTCCCTACCGACAGCCCTGCGTTTGGACACAACTACGCCCCGCTTATTTCCGCAGGTCAGTACGTCCCGCAACCGTACGCCGTTGAGGCTGACACCCTTGGTGCGGGTGTGATCTACACCAACCAGGCAAGTGCAATGCTCCGGTATCAGTCGCTTGTGTCTGACCCGACGAAGTTCACGCCGTTGTTCGTGATGACGTTGTCATGGCACTTGGCATCAATGCTTGCAGGGCCGATCATCAAGGGCGACACCGGGTCAGGTGAAGCGAAGCGATGCCTACAGATGATGGCGGGGTATCTGTCTCAGGCGCGAACAAGTGACTCAAACATGCGAAACATCAAGGTGGAACACATCGTTCCCTGGTCAGCAGGAAGATAAACATGCCGATGACACGCACTTTCTTCCGTTCGTTCGCCGGCGGCGAGTTGTCGCCTGAGATGTTTGGACGCATTGACGATGTCAAGTTCCAAACCGGGGCGGCAAAGTTGCGGAACTTCATTGCCATGCCGCAAGGGCCGGCAGAGAACCGACCTGGAACATCATTTGTGCGAGAGGTCAAGAACAGCGCAAAGCGCACTCGACTAATCCCGTTCACCTACAGCACAACGCAAACGATGGTGCTTGAACTTGGTGATGGGTACATCCGGTTTCACACGCAGGGTGCGACGCTGTTGGTTGGCACTACAAGCGCATTCAGCACAACAAAGACCATCACGGCTGTTGATATTGCCACAGAAACTGTGACAAGCAACGCGCACGGTTATGCAAACGGAACACCTATCCAAATTGCATCCACAACAACAATTCCAGCAGGTTTGTCTGCCCTTACAACTTATTATGTTGTTGGCGCAACCACAAACACATTTCAATTCTCTTTGACTGTTGGTGGAGCGGCAATTAATATTACAAGTGTTGGTGCTGGAACAATTACGACAAACCAAGTTTATTCGTTGGGCGATCTTGTAAGTTCCGGTGGGTCAAACTATTACTGCATCCTTGCGTCAACAGGCAATCTGCCAACCAATGCAACGTATTGGTATCCGATTCCTTCAGCCGCGTACGAGATCCCTACCCCGTACGCAGAGGCTGACCTGTTTGACTTGCACTATGTGCAGTCTGCCGATGTGCTGACCATCGTCCACCCAAACTATGCACCACGCGAGTTGCGCCGATTAAGTGCAACAACGTGGACGCTGTCAACGATCTTATTTGTGTCACCAGTTGCAGCACCTGCTGCGCCAACGGTAACTGCTAATCGCGGTCGATCCATCAACATTTCTGGTATTACAAATTTCGCAATTGCGGTGATTACAACAGTTGCCGACCACAATTTGGCTCTTGGAGATCCGGTTGAAATTAGCGGTGTTCTTGGAATGACAGAGGCAAATGGATTTTGGATTGTCCATAAGAACACGCCTAGCACTAAATTAGAAGTGCAGTATTACACGACCGGGGCGCACTTTAACAGCACCAATCCACCTGTTGGTGTTTACACAGGTGGTGGAAGTGTTCAATACGCAAATCAGTCGCAAGACCTTGACAACTTCTATGTCATTACATCTATTGCAACGAACGGGTTTGACGAAAGTGTTGCTAGTCCACCTGGGACAGTATTCAACAACTTGAATGTGACAGGCGCGTCGAATGACTTGACATGGACGGCTGTGTCAGGGGCATTGCGATACAACATCTACAAGAAACAAAATGGTTTGTATGGTTATATCGGACAATCCGATACCAATTCGTTTACTGACAACAACATTGCGCCTGACATGGGGATCACGCCTCCCATCGTTGACCCGGTGTTTATGTCGGCAGGGAACTACCCACAGGCCGTGAGTTACTTTGAGCAGCGTCGGGTGTTTGCCGGCACAACGAACGAGCCACAAAGCATGTGGATGACGCGCTCAGGAACCGAAAGCGACATGTCGTACTCGCTTCCTGTCAAGGACGATGACCGAATCAACTTCCGTGTCGCAGCGCGAGAAGCCAACACCATCCGTCATGTCATCCCGTTGACACAGTTGATCCTCCTGACCAGCGCAGCGGAATGGCGCGTCAGCCCGGTGAACAGCGATGCGATCACACCAACCACGGTGTCTGTGCGTCCGCAGTCGTACGTTGGCGCAAGCAACGTGCAGCCTGAGATCATCAACAACAGCATGGTGTACTGCGCTGCGAGAGGCGGTCACATTCGCGAACTCGGCTACTCATGGCAGTCGAACGGGTTCATCACTGGCGACCTGTCGATCCGCGCTGCACACCTGTTCGACAACTTCAACATTGTTGACATGTGCTACGCCAAGTCCCCGCAACCGCTGCTGTGGTTTGTGTCAACGACAGGCAAACTGCTTGGGCTGACTTACGTTCCCGAACAGAAGATCGGTGCATGGCATCAGCATGACACCGACGGCGTGTTTGAGTCCTGCACCGTTGTAGCCGAAGGCAACGAGGACTCCCTGTACGTCATTGTCCAACGCACTATCAACGGCAACTCGGTGCGA